CTCTTGGTTAACTATTAGCCAAGCAGACCCTTGACTGCAACACCACGATAGTACTCATTAGTATTGGCGTTGATCGCACCAGCACCAACTGTCAGACCTTGGCTGAAAGGATTCTCTACGATTCCGTAGCGAGTCTTAAAGCCAATCTTTGGTTGGAAAGTGTTCTCACCAATAGCACGAACCATCTGCAGTGGTACGTATGGGCAGTAGAAGAGACCAGCATCATAAGCACTGGAACCTTTGTACCCGACCACGAAATAGTGCATGCCGTTGTCTGATCCAGCAGTAAAGTCGCCAGCATATGGATCAACATATACTTTGAAACGACCATTGAGGACACCAGCAAAAGTATTACCTGTGTCATCAACATTAAGACTGTTCAGACTATTGAGGACTGGACCGTAATCAAGAACTCCTGCCATTTGCAGGGCACTAGCAACATCTGCTGACGTAATGACGATGTTACCTTTACCACGTCGAGTTCCCTTAGCGACGGCATTTGCCTCAACTTCGATCTGGAACATAAGTGACTTAAATCGTTCCACTGACCAACGACCATCATGATCGGAGGATGAAGCAGAAAGATCAAGAGTTCCAGCAGCAGTATTATTCACACCACCTGGCTTAGCAATAGTGTAAATCGTGCGAACGACTTCTCTATTGATCTCAGCAAGAATCTCGGTGGAGAGAATGTTTGCTAACTCAGTTTCTGCGTCAAGTCCGTGGACTGCGCGAAGGTCCTGAGCCAGTTCCATTGAATACTCACCTTTCAATGCACGAGTTTTTGCCTCGACTGAGACTCGCTCGATGCTGAAGGCCATTTCGGCGATTTGACCTGCCTGTGTACCAATACCAGTTCCGGCACTACGAGCAACACCATCTCCTGCTGCCTCACCCTCAGCAACTGAAGAACCACCACCTGTTCCGGAAAGAGCAAGAGCCAAAGGTGACCCTGATCCCTGACCGAGGATAGCAGACTGTGCTGAAGTAATAGCAGATCCATCGGAGGTGTTTCCTCCAGAATGGAAAGTGTTGGGTTCGTTGTAGAAAGTCTCATCTCCACTTTGAGAGTCATAGCGACTTCTCATTGCGAAAATCAAACCTGTTGGACCAGTCATTGGCTGAACACCACAAATGTCGTAAGCCATCAAGTTAGGCATTGCACGACGAACGAGAGAGATCAATACGGGATCAACGAACTGAATCGCTTGGTCACCTGTGGCAGTACCAGTGCCAGTGAATCCACCCAAACCATTTGCTCCACTCATTGCGTTTGTTGGTGATGCTTCAGACAGGAACATGCTATGCTCGGCAGCAAACTGCTCACGCAAAGCATTTTCTTGGTTCTCAAGAAGGATAGCCGTAACTGCTTTCCTATAAGGATCTTTAATATCGGGCAGATCCCCATGGGTCAGCACTGGCTCCCACTTCTTTTGTAATTGTTCTGAAAGATACATTTTATCTCCTGTCAGTTAAAAACTAAGTGACAATTCGCTGTACTCTGCGAATCGCCGATGTATATCGTTCCATCTGAGGATCAACACTGATCTCACCTTGCTCTTCGTCCAATTCCTCGGTTGAACTCATTGCTTCAGTAAGTTCTTGACGTGTATCCTCAACAGAATCAGAATCACGATCTTTAAAATAGGACTCTTTGATCACGGACATTTTCTGTACGAACTGCTCATCACTCTCGTAAGTAATGGATTCTGCGAGTTCAACCATTTTGTCTTGCTCAACTGATGTTAAACCGACACATGCCTCTGCGATCGCTTCGACCTTTTTGTATTCTTTAAGTGCCTTGAGGTTGGCGATGTTGGATTGCATCTCAACATTTAATTGTTCTTCTAGACCCTCGACCTTAGCGAACAGTTCCTCAATAACATCTGTTCTTTCCTCTGGGACTTCGATGTAGTGTTCCTTGAAGAGATCACGGAGACCTGAGATAAAGTTCTCAGCAAGTTCAGCACGAATGCCTCGCTCAACTGCCAACTCATTCTCTTTCATCCATTCTTCTGAAACGTATGTAAGGTAGTCATCGATTTTCTCAGACAACTTAGATTCAATCTCTTGCTTCTCTTCTTCAAGAGCAACATTGAAATCTTCGTTCAACTGGTCGATTTTTGTGTTGACAAGATCAACTACGCGAGTGGCTACTGCTGCCTCAAAGATGACCATTGCATCTTTTCGGAACTCTTCGCTCAACTCAACGTCTGCCTTTTCGAAGAGAGCATTGGCGTCTGAGGTAATGTCAAGTTGGAGGTCTTCAGCAGTAACTTTTTCTGCTTTGGCTTCCTTCTTTGCCTTGACTTCTTCTTCCTCATCGTCATCGCCTTTTTTCTTGTCCATTGCTTTTTTCAATGCAGGTGGCATTTCACCTTCATCTACTTGCTCTTCCTCTTCGTCACCCTCTTCTTCCTGCTTCTTCGCCTTGGCCTCTTCTTCTTCCTTGGCTTTGAAACCAGAGAGGACTTCTTCGACTTCTGCTTTTTTCATCGAGGTGATCCTGTCTTGTATTTGTTTAATCATGCCGAGTTTGGTATGGGGTTTTGGCTCTTGTACTTCCTCAACCTCAACTTCCTCGCCATCATACATTTTCTCTTGCTTAGCACTAGGATCTGAAACGGGAGTTGCACTGCTCTCTTTTGATCCTGGTTTTGCTTTGCCTTTTGCCGTGGCGTTTGACTTCATCTTGAGTTCTTTACTCTGTCCGTCTTCTCCTCCGAGATCCTCTGCTTTACCAGATTGACCTGGAGTCGCCACTTTAGTACCTTCTTCGTGAATGTTTTCCATTTATATCCTTTGGAATTTGTCCTAAAGTTATTTAGGGTTACCGCAATGTCGAGGCAAAGATCTCGAACTTGTCGAGCCAGGTCTTTTGCCTTTCCTCACGCAGTACCGCATTCTTAGTTGCGGAAACCCGATTAATTTGTTGCTGGGCAAACTCAAGGTCAACAGCACGTAATGCACCATTGTCCCAGATCCATTCCTTACCCTCCATAATACCCTCAACGAAAGCATCGGGGGCAGAAGGATCAGCAACGATGTCTGCTGCAGTAGCTAAAAAGAAATCATCTTGTACCTCGTTAGCACCATCTTTACCTGGTTTGAGCGAACCCATGCCTCTAGATGATACACCGAGTTTAGCACCTTCATTGATAAGGTTTTTCACGATCTCACCCATAGGTGTTCCCATGACTTTTGCCTTACCAATAAAGTTATCTCCGTCAGGTCGTAACTCTGTAATCAGATGTGAAACACGATCAAGATTCACAGTTGGGGAATCAGGATGGCCCAACTCACCAAATGCTCTATTGTTTGCTATATACTTTTCTGAGTATCTCTTAACCTCATTGGTAAGAGTTTCCATTGGATAGACACGACCATTGCGATTCTTGATGTTGCCTTGGAGAAAGACACCTTCAATAAAGTGCTTTTTTTCTCCTGCCTCATCAACCTTTGCCTCGCACAGTAGGCTATCTTCGTTGTATTCTTTAATCAGTTTCATGTTAACGTCCTGGAGTTTTTATTCCCATTCTCTTACGGAATTTGAGTGCTTGTCGTACTTTCAAACCAATCTTTGCTTTGTAACCAGCACCTTTTGCTTTTTGAGTACGTACTTTTTTCTTAATGGCGAACTGCTTTTTTATCCTTGCGGCACCTGTTAGAGTCGGAACACCTTTCGGCAGGCATTTTGGTGGTTTGCCAGGACCAAGAGATTTCCTCTTGTGCCCAGCAGGACATGCCCAGAAACGTGCCTTTTTAGTTACGCCTCCTCGTCCACCACCATGTACTCTATAAGTCTGTACAGGTCCCTCGGTTAATTCGCTAAATTTTCTCAGAGTCATTAAGAACCACTTAAAGTTGTTAGTTTCCTACAAGATATTTAGGGTTTTTGACTTTTCAGATGTCAACTACCTCACACCCACCTGCGGCACATGCTAACTCCTGTGCCCCTGCAGTAAAATCGCTTGCCTCGTAAGATGCCAACTGTGCCCAATCGACGTCGGTAGGCATTTTGGCTTGGAACTCCTCAAACTCTTCTTTAGTGCAATCTTGATATGGTGCTTGAGCATAAATGTGATCG